TATCCGGTAGTTTGTCTATCAGTTTGTAAAAAGGATAGAATATCATCCCAGGATTCATGAGAATCACAATCACATAACAAATCACTGAAACCCTTACTATCATTGACAACTCGTGCATCCTGTGTCCTTTCCCCTGAAGCAGTCAGGAATTATGTAAAACGTTGCTTTCAGATCGAGTGCAAAGTAATCATACGGCAACATTAATAGCTGTGTGCGTGGTTCATCAAAAGTATATTTGCTAAATATCTCAAATCCGCGCGGAACTTGCGAAGCCATCCATACGCGAAAACCAAGCATATTCCCGACGTTCACGGGAATATCGGGTAAGACTTTGAGTATATCAATGATGAAATCTCCAGTTGTACCGCAACCACCTTCACCAATGAGTTTATAATTTAACCATGCAACTAAACGAATAGAACTCTCATAATACATTTTATTGCCTTCCTGTCGGGAGAAGGTAAAACCACCATCCTCAAAATAAACTACTGACTTGTATTTTGAGTTAGGCATCAAATCTTCATAACATTCATCAGCACACGAGTTATCAAAGGCCATTTGACATGAAATAGGAAACGTCTTTGAAACAGCTGTTTCGCCTGACCTCTGATTGATCTTTGCTATCTGCGTCATACCTGCAAGCTTGTCAATCCAGGAAAGACCATCAATATAACCTACAACGATATTTGCTATCTTATTGTTCATAACCCGTTTTTATGCCATATCTCAACAAGAGCATCCTCCATTTGTTTTGAGAGTTCATTAATCTCCTCTTTATTAAGATCGAGGATCGTTCCTTTTTTTTCGGTGTTACCCGATAATTTATCTTCTGCATCCTGCGTTGTTGTACTTATGCGTGCAAGTCCTTTCTTATGTTCACTGTCAGAACTAACTACCTTTACATTGCTCCACATATTACCAGTGAAAGCAAAATCAACAAATGAAGTCTGTCGACCTTTAGCTTCTCTGAACTTTTTATATCGTGGTGAGTAATCCGGAAACTTTGCACCCTCGGCATTTAATCCTTTCTCTGTGATACGTGCTTTAATCATTGTGTTAGCAGTAGAGGCAACCTGAAGCATCATAACACCGAACTCATCAACTGTTTCAGTCTGCACTTTGTTCATCATCTTTATTGCCTCTTCGCTTTTCATAGCATCTGCCTCATTTTACCCATTCCCATAGGTGACTTACAACATAAGCAGTCGTTACGATCAATAGATATGTTCTGTGCGATGTATTCAATGATATTTGCATAACGATCGGCAAACTGTACTAATGATTCATTAAGTGCCTCATTGCCTAAAAGAGTATAACGACTTATCTCTCCGGTATTGATGATATAATTCACCATAAACATTGCAGTGCGATAAAGGATAGCCCAGGCAATAGCTTTGTCAACATCATTATTCTCGTAGTCACTTTCCTCAGAACAAAATGCATCAAAGAAATTACAGTTAAAATTACCGTGTAAGATCATGCCATTAGCATTCTTTACAGTTGTCCAGTCAGCACGATCAGCGAGTGTGTCACCCTGAACACCTGCTATCATTGCCCAGTTAGTCCACCCGTCACGAGAAGTCTTATAACACGTATGTCCGGGATCCTGATTGAAACACCAATGATAACCACCGCATCCACAGGTTAGTTTATTAGAATAAGGCAAACCTGCCGGACTAATCAGAAAATAATAGTTTGTATCTAATTCTAATTCAAGTGCAGCAATATCTGTACGATGTGGCCTCCCTGCCTGAGATGTGAGAGGAAGCGTATATAAAAGATCATAATCATCGTAAATCTGAAGATTAACGGCCTCAGTAGTATTAAGAATAAGCGACACGCCGCGAAGTGTAAAAGTCGCACCACGTATATCAGAAAACATCCTTTGTCCATAATAAACATTTGAATCGAGTAAACGGGTAAAACCCTTACCGCCTATATCACCTGAGAAACGCTGTCTACGTGGTTCATTATACTTAAAAATAGCCTGTAATGCATCGGTCTTAAATGAGTTTATCGCTGTCTCTTTGGCGCGTTCATATTTTTCCATTATCGTAGTGGAGTTGTCAGTTCCGGATAAGATGCGAAGGCTTAATCCCGGTAATTCATCAAGAAACAAACCACTATCTGAAACGCTTATATTATATGCGTTTGAACAGGCATCTACCGTGCGTGTCAGTCCTATAATTTCCTCAAAACATACAGGTACACTCATCTCTTATTTTTTGGGCGGCCTCTTTTTGCCGCAGTTACATCTCTGTTCCATAGCTTTTAAATATTGAAAGGATAATCAAAAATAAGACTATCCTTTCAACTATACTTAAACATTATGTTTTAATTAAGCACATACAAAGCTCAATATACCTGTCTGATCTTCATCACATGGATAAGGATTGGTAGCGAATACGCCGTGAAGCTGTACCTTGTAGGCCTGAACAAAATCATTGTCGGCGCAAGTTTCCTTCATAACGATGTCATACATAATCCCCGGTATATTTGCCGAAGGTTCTGACCATAACCAGTAGTTACCTGCTTTCTGTTCTGCATTGGCAGCTCCTGTTGGATTCCATGCCTTGTTGATGAAAGCGGCAGCGGTTTTGTGAAGTAAGAAAGTATGTCCGGCAGCGATTGTTTCAACATTCTCAGGGTCAACATAAATCTTACTAATAGATCCGATCTTTGACATTGCAGCCTTACCGGCTTCTGTCATTGCCTCATGCTGACGGTTGAAAAGTAACTGGTAAAGGTTATCACCTGTCAATAGATAAGGGTTCTTAAACTTATTACCTCTGATGACACGGTTGAAATAACCGAAAACAGAATCATCCCAATACTGAGCCGGGATAGTCGTGGTTACACCTGCAACCGTACCGACACCACCTGTATAAAGATTTGTTCCTGCATTGGCATGAATACCGGTTACAATGTACTGAGCAAGCCACTCGTCAAGTGCTTTCTTTGCATATAGCATATTGAGTGCGATAGCTTCCTGAGCTTCAATAGTCCTCTCCCTGTAAACACGGTCGGATACCTGAAACTTCGATTCACGCAAACACTCAATTTCATACTCTTTACACTGAGGTTCAACATCCTCACCCTCAATGTCGCAATCAGTAGTACATGCGGTTGTAGTAACATCGCACTTCTGCTGCCATTCCACGCTTAATATGCGTTTCTTTTTACCTGTAATTTCGGTAAATTTCACTTGCTGATTCTCCAGAAGTGCTTTTGCACTTTCCACATCAGCCTGAAGATCAACTTTCTGAATAGGATCGACCCAAATCTGGTCTTCCTTTGCCTGTACCATAGCTAAATAGCCACAGTCAACATGTCCAATTTCACTCATTGTTTAATTTTTTCGTAAGACTCCGCGATTTTAATTCTCTCTTCCGGGGTCTTTGCGAGGCGACTCTTTTCAATAAAGTCAGCTTTGTCTTTAATGATGATTTCCTGGGCTGCTGATCCACTCTGTTGTCTGTTACCGGATGAACTGCGATCCTCTGCTTCATAGAACTCAAACATGTCGTCAGCTACTGAATTAACATAATCAGTATATGTAACGGTATATCCGTGTTCATCCTGCAAAGGCTTGCCATCCCTTAATACAACTATTGTATCACCTTGTTTCTGATATTCTGCTTCAAGCACTCTCTTTACGAAGGTATCTTCCCATGTCTGTACCTTTTCAGGTTTTTTAGGCAATATAGGTTTTCTCCTGCGTAATTCTGCAAGTGCTATCTTTGCGGCCTCTGACTTAATGGATCTCTTTTCAAAATCCTGGTTCAGTGCGTCAAGCTTGCCCTGCCACTCTTTATCTTTTGCTTTTAACAGTTTATCATTTTCAAGTTTCATCTTCAGAACTTCCGGGTGTTTAGAAATGTCCTCTCCTGCACCTTTCACCTCTTCGATTTTTGCTCCTAAAATTTCATCAATTAATTCGACCCCAATATTATCGGACTCAATTCCATATTTGTCTTTAACAGCCTTCTCAATCTTTTCGGCTCCTTCTTTTAAGCCTCTTTTGAATTGATCAGCCGAATCGCCTTTCAGCTTTTTGATTCGTAAGGCATCAGCCTCTGCTGTTTTATCCAATGTAATTAGTTCCCCGGCTTCGTTATAAAGGCCAGCCATGTCCTCGGAGTCGATCTTTAAGGTTTTCGACAAAAAACCCTCCAATATTTTCTTTTCAGAATCAGTCATCTTTTTTTTCTGTTTTTGGTGTTCTTGTTATTTTTGGTTGAATTATTTCTTCTGTATCAAGATTAGGTTTCTTGATTATCTTTTCAGGTATATCAACAACCGTGTAACGATTATCACGCCCATTTGCAACAAGCCACATCCAGGATTCGTCAGAGATGACCTGCGTATGTTTTGTTTTCTTTGAAGTTATCTCTTTCATTTCTTACGTGGATTACGTTTAACAGGTTTTTTTACCGGCGCAACAACTTCTTTTTTGATTTCAGGTATTGCCTGTTCAATAGGTTCTGTTTTCGGTATCTCCTTTGCTTCGGGAGCAATAATTACCTCAACATCCGGCTTTTTTATTTCTTCCGGAATGGGTACTTTCTCAATAACTTCAAGTCTTTTCTTTGGGATAATCAGCGGTTTTCTGAGTTCTATTGGTATCTCTGCGATGTTGTCGCTTATCAGTGTGGCTCCGAAATATTCTTTTGCCATCTCAAAGCCCGCAGGTGAAAGCTCTTTTATTTTGCCGTTCACCAAACATTTGATTTTTTCCTGTGCCATTCTTAAAATGTTTTGTCAAAATTAATTAATTAATAACTCAATAGCAAATTTATTTTATTATACAATGATTTATATCAGTTTTATGAAAATAATTATGCAAAATCTCTCTGAAATCCTGATCGAGCGCAAAAGATGTCAGGAAATGATCTTCCCCGAAATGCTCTAAGGGTAAATATCCCTTGTCCGCTAAGTCAATCACCGGCTCAATTATAACAACATGATCAGCATTATACCAAAGTCGAAAATCTGGCATAAGTAACCATTGATGAAGACAACATTCAAGACAGTTCATCGCTTAAAAGTATAATGTGTGTCAAGTCTGCCGCTTTCCTTAAAAGTAACTTTATAGCCTCTTTTGCTCATATGGTTTATGAATTGATTTGAGTCATCGAACATAATACATTCTCCCTTTTCATCAACAACCCTTAATAGATTATGGGTAGTTAATTTCATAGCTATGAAACGTCCATTAGCAGAGCAAAGATCAATATCAAGATACTCTTCATAATAAATCCTCACTGTACGTTTATCATATTCGTATCTTTCAACATATAGCGGAGCATGAAAATTACATGCAGTCAGTAAAACAAATGATAATATAATTATCCTATTCATTTTTTAGTTCAGGTCTTAATTTATAAGCTAATGCATCCATAATAAAGCCGATATAATGACGACAGTTATAACCACCCCTGTCTATCAAAGGTGAATAACCAGGATAGTCAAGATATGACGGTACATCTTCGGGATGTTTTGATTTGATCTTATAACCCGCCGGATAGTCACCAATTGAAGGTGTCCAGTTAATCCAATCTTCGGCCTCTGTGATGCTCCATACTTTGTTATTATGTGCTACGCAGAAGTCACGTGAATCTTCAATAAGCCCGCCTTGGTAAACAAAGTAACGCATACCTACTTTATCGGCAAGCGTTGAGGCATAAGCACTATCATATTGCATATAGATGTCATGTGCATAACGCTTAAACTGTTTTTCTATGCCACCTGTCTCAGTGCCGGAACCTGTTATCAGAGTGTTCATGCCATTGATAAATGATTTCATGGGCATCTGTGATGTGACAGACTGAGCCATAAATTGCTTTAACTCCAGAAGTAATCCTTCGTTTTTGATAAGTGTTTCAAGAAAACCACCTGAAACGATATTACCACCTGACAAGCCTAATCTTAAACCGATTTTCTTTGATGTATCTGCAACTATTGCCTCAAATAACTCCGGTAACTCCAATCCCATAGATAAAGTAAAGAAAGACTTATTAAGTGCCGCAATGCCATTAGTAGTATTTCCTATCTCAGTGACAAACGCCAGACGCGAGCCGTTCTCAAAGTCCTTATACATCTTATCGAGCGACTGCAATAAGCGATAATTATTAAGTGTGTTCTTTATCTTACCTCCCGTGATATCAAGTTTAGGAATAATCTCAGCAGTGACTTTTGAAAGAAGTTGATCCTGCATCTTTGAGATGACAGAGTTAAGCCTCTCTTCACGTGACAAAAGAAACTTCTCTTTCTTGTCGAGTATCTCACTTATCCTTCTTGGCAGCTTCATAGTATTCTTTTTTCATGCGTGAATATGTTGTTAAAGCACTCTCATAATTAAAGTCTTCAATGTTCATGAAACGAAAGTAGTTATAAATGGCCTGTTCAATCGTAATAGCCGGTACTATCTGCCGTTGTCCCTCGATAAAAAAGAACATTCCTATGTCTTCATAGTTGCGCTTATATATGCGTGCGAGTAGGCTTGTATAACTTTTTTCTTTCGGCATGAGTAAATTGATAACGTTGTTTATATGTTGCTTTTGCAAGTGTGCGACTTCCAAGATGCATGACTGTTACATTGCAGATAAGTGCATGAACAATGTTTTGCGCCCGGAGTTGATCGGCATAATCATTATCAGAGAACCAGAATTGATGTGTCTCACTAAGTTTACCTATCTTCTCAATACATTCACGTGCAACAAAGATACACCATCCAGTAAGTTGTAATCCTATCCCGTATCCTTCGTAAGAATAATCGCCACGCTTAAAACATTTCTGATGTACATCGTTACTCAGAGCTGATGCACTCAGATAGTTATTAAGTTGCATTGAATACCCAATAGTTGACCATCCCGGCTGAAATAATAAATCATTATTCGCCAAAATAAATACATCTCCTTTAGCCTTCTCAATACCCATATTAAGGGCACGATTATAACAGAACTCTCCGGTGTAGTTGATGTATTCATTAACATAATCGTAATGCGTAGGTTGGTAGGTTTCAATAAGAATAACATTAACATCAGCACCATCAGAAAGACACGTATTAATAGCGTTCTGTGTCATTGTGATTAATGCCTGATCTTTTGATTGAGATACTATGATAAGATCGTATTTCATCTTACTTTTTCTAAATGATAACCACCCGTCCGGTCAACTGTCCCCCTCCAATCGTGATAAATATAACCTCTCTCCCTGAAATCATGTGTAACTATTTCGCATTCCTGTAACTGCGGCCCGTCATTCATATGAATTGAAATCATTGTCTCAATCATTGGCGCACCGTGTTTAATTGGCATAGGCCATTGTAAGGCAATTGAACGATTAATGAGCATAAAAGCCGGATGAAGATAAGGGATGACACGCAAACTGCCTTTTTTAACCTCACCATGCACATTATAGCCCTTGACATTCACAAACTGAACATCTCCAATACCATAACTGTCTGACTTTAGTTGTTCATCCATTAACTCGATAAGATCACCTTTAAAGATTTCAATGTCAGAATCAATGACCATTATCTTTTCATCTTCAATAAACTTTATCCCATAATCAAGTCCCGGCCCGTGATGAATGTTATAACCGAAATGATGAAGTTCAACATTATCATACTTTTCAACTACCTTTTCAACATCAGGAAAATGAACCTTATCAGATCCATCCACCACAATCATATCAAAAGAATAGAACTTTCTCAGGCCCGACAACATACGGTCAAGAAGACCGGGAGTATTGTAATTTACGCAAAGTCCGGTCATTAGTACATTTTTAATATTCTGTTATTATGCATCCATAGTCTAAATCTATTCCATAATGAGCGTTTATATTTTACGTATGAATTTAATCCAATGTTTTTAGCATTCGCTTGTTGAGAACAATTTATATTCTCTTTTGCCCATTGATCCAATGCATATTCTTCTGTTTCGCTTTTAGGATAAACCTCCAAAATACCATTAATAATCTCTGCTATCATTTTCTTTTTATTTTATTGCTACACATCTATTCCCCCATTCGGCATATGACACACAAAATATTCACCTGCCGGTATCTTCCCGTAGTTCAAATGCAATCTTAGTTTCTCATTGAAATAATGATCATGCGCATAACCACGATGCGCCCAAGTCATATCTAATGACTTCTTATGCGTTATATTTGATGTGCCATTCATTCCTATCTTACGTATATCACAATGACGTGGGAGCCAATCACTGCCTTGTAATGTCCAATCATCATAATACACCCAATCATAATCTTTAAGATTGTCATTGATTATCTGCAAATGATTTTCACCCAGACAATCGTCGTTATCGAGATAAGTGATAAATTCACCTTTTGCCAGTTCAATACCTTTGTTTCGTGGCGCACCATCCCAAAGAGGCCTTTTATCGATCTTGACAACTGAAATGCGTGGATCAGTATATTGAGAAACAATATCTACCGTCTTTTGACAACCATCGGCAACAACTATCAACTCCCAATCCTGAAATGTCTGATTAATTACGCTGTTAATTGCACGAATTATCTTTTCATCACGTCTGGATGCTGCACCGAGATAAGATGCAAGCGTGGAGGCCATTATAATTGAAAATCTCATTGTTTTTTTTGCTTAAATCCACCACAATCACAATCATCGTAAATGTGTGGATAACAATAATCACCTCTTCCCAATACATCACAATTTTTACCTTTTATTTTTTTATCTTTGTGCCTGCATTTCATACAAGTAGATGTTTGTTTGCAGTACACACAATTAAAACACTTATTCTGTTCCATTTGTATTTGTATTTATATTAGTTTCTGTTTGATCTGATCCAAGATTAACAACCGGCTCTGCTGGTTTATCACTATCCATTACTTTTATATACTCTTCTGTTTTTGCCTTGACTTTCTCACGAATCAAATCTTCAGACAAATCATATATCCATTTACCGGCTTCGCTTTCCTGTTCAAGTTCATTAAAGATACTTTCAAGATTTGACCATAGGACGGCATTAAAATGAGTTGTTAGACCCTGAGCTATGAGAAGCCTTATATTTTCCTCATTGTAGCCTCTGAATGGGTTAAATGCGTTCTTTATGCGTATTATCTTCAGTTCTTCGGGACGGTCAGCATATAACTTCTCGTTAATGTCATCTTCGATAGCTGCAATAGTTGAAGTAGAGGCATTGGCTGTTTTAGCTGCTGTGAGTTCTCCCATAAGATCAGTAAGGGACTTAAATTTAAAGTCATTAGGATATTGATGTTGCAGGATTATGTCACCCGATTTATTGAAGTCTGTAAATGTCGCAATATCCCAGACAGTAGAAACCCACATTGTTGAAAGTGCCTGTGCAAAAGGATGTAGGGTATCATTCATATTGTCCTCAGTGATATTTACCTCGGTTGCAGTGTTTACAAGCTCATTACGTGTTAATAACTCTTTATTGAACATCCCAAGAAATACACTCGCCTTCAGGTCTGCAATATAATCTTTTTGAAAAGTAAGTAATTCAATTGGAGGTGCTTTGTAAACAAGCATCTTTTCAAGATCAATCATATCATCCGCAACACGTGGCATATCAACTGTGATAATGTCCATAGTAGAGCTGTGAGGTGCACGCTTGCCAGTGCCACCGCAAGCCTTACAAGTCGAACCGTCCGGCATGGTGCCTTTATGGCATTCCGGGCAGGGATCAACATACATAAATCTTTGAGGAAAAGCCGTCATTGCAGTTGACAAATCGAGTTCACTGTCAATCTTTAAAGTTTTATTCAGATAAGGGATGACATCATGAAAACAACTTACAAAAGTTCTTCCTTGTGTTTGTGCGTCACGCTTATAGCCAAATCTTCGTGCTGGGACTTTCTTATCACCAGGGATGAAGTATTGAACAACATAATAGTTATTATTAATCTCGATAGTAATGACCTCTTCGCCAAGTCCTTTATTGCTTTCTACCTGTACAAACTGAATTGTATCATTGCCCAGATAGATAGTGTATTTACTGCCATCTTTGTCACCATCCTCAGTCTTATATTTTATCGGTAGTTCAACAACAAGATAATCAAGTATGTTATTATGCATATCAAACATTATGCATTGTGTCGATGTGGCAACAAACGGATAAGGTTTAGCTTTCTCTTTCTTCGGGTCGAATTCATCAAACTCAGTAATAAGAAAAGCGTTAGGATCAATATAGTTATAATCAACAAACGCATATTCAAAGAACTTTTCAAGTGATGCATCACCCCAATATTTACCAATAATCTTGTCCAATTCGGCCTTTAAATTCTCATTGCCTCCATTCTCCCAATCTATTTTACGAGATAGTGCTTTTGTTCTTACAGCCTTTTGGAAAGGTAACTTAGTTGATGCGAGTGTCGGAGGGATTACCGAGTTGGTTATTGCTTTTCGCATCTCAAACTCTTCCTTTGTCTCTCGTTTAGTTATCTGATGTAATAGATCACAGATACCATCACCGGAGATCATTTTATAATACGTATCTGCAAGTTTTGTCACTCGCTCATAGTCCTGGTGTTTTATATTATCTTTGACAATCTTTGTCAGTGTGATTAATCCAAGTTCTTTATCCATTGTTATGCTTATTAATTATGCATCATATAAGTTTCTAAAAGCCTCAACTATCTGATACTCAGTTGCATCCGAAACATGCCCGTATTTCTGATATTTATCACCTGTGAGCTTATCGGTGACAATATGTTTATCCTTTGTCCCATCTGCCGCCTGTTTACAATACATGAAGTCGTTTATCATATGTTTGCAACTTTCATCAATCCTTATTCTTATCGGTAATTTATTTTCAAAGATACGATTTATAAAATCACGACGTTTCAAAATTAATGGATTACTTACTAATGTTCTGTCGCTGCCGGAAACAAGATACTTTCTTAACTTAAATTCAACAACCTGGTAATGATGTTTAAACTCTTTGCTCATTGTTGATCGTGCGTGACCGGATGCATCACCGTAATAATAAAGTCCTGCTTTATGATGTGGATAACGCATTGCGAACTCTTCACATACTTCTTCTGTTGAGTTGCGTGGGTTTTCGAGTGCAATCTCATCTATGTATCTTATCCACCAAATACCGTCTTTAAGTTCAAATTGTGATATAACTGCGGAATTATAAGGCACTGAGTTTTGGTCGAAGGATATGTGAATAGGTTTATTCTGATAGTATTTACATTGTTCAACATGTTCTAATAGATTAAATGATGAATAATATTCACCACCAAGAATAGAAAAAGGATTGCCATAAACTAATGCCCTGGCTCTTTCTTCTGAATTAGTAGCAAAGATTTTATTTATGTAATTTTCACCTACGTTTTTTACATTATGATAAGTGGATCCGATTACCACTTTTTTATCATTAAACTCTCTTTCAAAAAACTCTGTCTTTGAAAATATCTTTTGTGTAATCTCTTCAGCAAAACTGTCGAGCTCAAAAAGAATGCCTAACCAATCAGTCTTAGCTGGTGATGTAAGGCAATAAAGGGGATTCCATTGTTGCGATTGATTTCCTTCATCAATTGCTTTGCCATTTACGATATACATTCCCGGCTGTCTTAGCCTGGTAATAATAACCTCTTTTAACGCCTCTTCGGCCGTGTCCTTTGTTTCGTCGAGCAAACACCATCCCATTTCCTTTCCTGAATGTGCCCAATAATTCTCAAGTGAACCAGTAAATATTAAACCTCCATTACAAAAAGAAATAATATTATTGAACCTTTCAAAATTACGCTTGCAATTCGTCCAGCTTACAGGGGGTTCTTTTCCTGAAACATATTGACCTAAGGGATTCTCTTTACTCCACTCTGTTACCCCTATTGATGTCCAATATTCGCGAATACGAAAAAGAGTCGAGGTATTCAGCTGATCAAAAGTATTGGCAAATATACCACCCCTTACCTCTGGAAAATGTTTTACGAAATTATAAGATAAAATACCTCCTACAAAAGTTTTACCCCCTCCTGTTCCGGTCATAAATAAATTTAATCCGGCAGTACTTTGTAATATTGCTTTTTGAGGTTTAGATGTCTCTTGAATTACACTCATTTTATTATGATTTCCGGCAATTGTGGAATATTCAAAATACCATCAATTTTTATCGGCGCATCATAGCCCAACATCTTTGAAATAGAATCGAGGGCTTTTTGCTTATCGTAAAGTTTTATTTTTACGTATTCTACCTGGATAGGTTTTTTACCCTCGGTTTTAGGGTCGTACTCATATTCTGTTCTGATCTTTGTGTCAATCTCCGCAATACAAGCTTTCTGATCTTCTGTTAATAGTTCAAAATCCTTTCTGTCAATCCAGGTATTATGTAAATTGGCTATTGAAGAAAAAGCTATCTTCATATGTTCTGAGATAACTTTTAACCGACTTAACCCGGCTGTCTCTGCAAGATTATCTTGCATTTTCTTTATTTTTTCCTGAATGTTCACTTTTGTCAATAATGTTGACGCAATAGATCGAGCTGTATTTTCTGAATAACCGGCTCTTATCGCTGCCTGAGTTGCATTCAGATCAAAACAGTATTCATAACAAAACTTTTCCTGCTTATCAGTTAATTCAATATCTTCTGTTTCTTCTGCCATTTACTTCTTTTTCTTTATCGGGGTTAAATCAGATTGCAATTTGCCTTTTTTACCGCAATACATTATTCGCAGTTCTTTTCCTGACTTTGTTTTCTTTGTGATATAACGACACCCCTCTTTCGGCGCTACCTGTCGTTCATGAACAAAAGAACCACCTTCGGTTTTTACCTTTTGCCCGATCTTGCCTTTTGCTCCTTTAGTTATTTTAGCCATTGTCTTTGTGTTTGAAGAATTCAATTTCGTGAAGTCTTTTTTTGGCGGCCTTCTTACTCATTGGCTTGCTTAATTTCTTTCCTTTTTTTGAGTAAACCGTACATTTACCTTTCTTACAGCGTATCATATCAGTAAATTTGTTGCAAATTTAATCATTAAGTTTATCACAATCAAATTTATATTACAGTCCATTGTTTACAATTAACATCACGAGTCGAAACGGGCAAATGAGGAAACCAATCAGCGGGAAAAACAGCTTTTGCACCCGATAACCACGCTCCCCACCATCCAAAAGTACTATTTGACCCAATCAGGTATTCGGCATGAGCTAACTGATAGAAATCTTCGATAGGTGTATTGCTGATATATTCACAATCCAGGCCGATTGTTTTACGTGCCTCTTCGATGTTATCCGTGATTACTATAATCCTACGATCTGGTAAGTGTTTAAGAGCTTGCATGTAATAATCATGACTCATATTTGTGAATCCTATTGCGAGATGAATCGGGGCATAATTACGACAATGAATTAAAACGCAGTCTTTGTATGTTTCTCCCATATCTTTGAGGGTGAAATAATGACGTATCAAATCACTGCAATGTTCAAAATACTTTTCTGACTGCATATAACCAAAGATAGAACTATTGTCCGGCACATTAAACCCCCAAAAATCACCTTCTGGAATTTCTATCTTTGTGTAACTGCCTGATTTTACTTGTGGCAAAGGATTAACAAAGTATTGTGAGTTATGCCATTCAGGAAAACCATATTCATAACCGTTCTTTATGGCAATGCCTATTGTGCCAGCGATGAAAAATAGAATATTACCAAAGGTTATATCTCCTTTAACGTTTGCTTTTGGTCTGTT